GTGGTTCTATATATGGAGGTTTGGCCTCAAACAAAATTACAGCATTCGCTGGAGAAAGTGCAACTGGGAAGACATTCTTTGTACTCGGTATTGTCAAACAATTTTTGGAAGACAATCCTACTGGTGGCGTTCTTTACTTTGAGTCTGAATCTGCTATAACTAAACAGATGATTGAGCAACGAGAAATAGACACTTCTCGTATGGTTATGTTACCAGTTGCTACAATCCAAGAGTTTGCGTATCAAGTTACAAAGGTTCTTGATAAACATCTTGCTAGTGAAGACAGAGTGCCTTTGATGATATGTCTTGATAGTCTTGGTATGTTATCTACTTCAAAAGAGGTGGGCGATATTGCTGAAGGTAAAGAGACAAAAGATATGACAAGAGCCGCACTTGTAAAAGGAACATTTAGAGTATTAACACTTAAAGCAAGTAAAGCAAAAGTTCCTGTATTAATTACAAATCATACATATAGCCAAATTGGTGTGATGTTTCCTCAACAAATTATGGGTGGTGGTACTGGTCTTTATTATGCTTCAAGCAATATTGTGTTTCTTTCAAAAAGAAAAGAAAAAGAGGGTACTGAAGTAATAGGTAATATCATTCATTGTAAAAATCATAAATCTAGACTAACAGTAGAAAATAGAATGGTTGATGCATTAGTGACTTATAATAAAGGATTAGATCGTTGGCATGGTATGTTAGAACTTGCTGAAGAAGCTGGTATTTTTACTAAAGTGTCAACGAGATTTGAGCTTCCAGATGGCACAAAATTATTCGGTAAGGCGATTATGCAAGATCCTGAAAAACATTTTACTGAAGAAATAATGTTAAAAATCGACAAATATTGTCAGGAGAAATTTCTATATGGAACAACAAAAGACAATGAAGAAGTGGTACAAAATGGTGAAAAATCCTCAGAATGAAGAGGATGATCAATTTGCTTTTTGTATTACTGAAGGAAAATTTACAGATGTAATTTATAAGTATAATCGATTCGGATTAATAGACCCAGAAAAAGATGCCGAAGAGTTGAAATATCGATTTGAATATGATATACTAGAAATACCTGAAGAAATTAGAGGAAAAAAATATACTGATACTGAAGGTATAGAATTTGAAAAATTAATAGGCGATATTTTAATAGAAGTAATTCAAGAAAATATAGATTTAAAGACACATGAAAATGATGAGGATCGAGGACACAATATTGAAGAACCTGATATTCAATGATGAATATACCAGGAAATCTCTACCATATCTAAAAACAGAATATTTTTCAGATCATAATGATAAATTTCTTTTTGAAGAAATAGAAAATTATGTAAATAAATTTAATGTTCTTCCCACCAAAGAAGCACTAATAATAGAAGTCGGAAATAATGCAAAACTTTCTGAAGATCAGTTCGATGGTGTTTCTAAAAAAGTTACAGAATATTTTACCAGTAAAGAAGATACAGAAACCGACTGGTTACTTGAAACTACTGAAAAATTTTGTCAAGACAAAGCAATCTATAATGCAGTACTTGAATCAATTGGTATTATCGATAATCAAAAAGAAACAGAAAAAGACAAAGGAGCTATACCAGAAATTTTATCTGATGCTCTTGCGGTTTGTTTTGATCCTAATATTGGCCATGACTATATTGAAGACTCAGATGAACGATTTGAAAGTTATCATAGGGTTGAAGAAAAAGTAGCTTTTGATTTAGATTATTTCAATAAAATCACTAAAGGGGGTTTATCTAAAAAAACTTTGAATATTACACTTGCTGGTGTAGGTGTAGGAAAATCGTTATTCATGTGTCATCATGCGGCCGCTTCAATATCTCAAGGTTTAAATGTTTTATATATTACTCTTGAAATGGCTGAAGAAAAAATTGCAGAAAGAATTGATGCAAATTTAATGAATATTACGATAGATGATTTACACGATATACCTAAAGATATGTTTGATAGAAAAATAAAAAAAGTTAAAAAATTGACATCGGGTAGATTGATTGTTAAAGAATATCCGCCTGCTTCTGCAAATGTAAATCACTTTAGAAATTTATTGAATGAATTAAAATTAAAAAGAAAATTTATTCCTGATATTATATTTGTAGATTATTTAAATATCATGTCTTCATCTAGATTGAAATATGGTAATACTGTAAATTCGTATAATTATGTTAAATCGATTGCAGAAGAAGTTCGTGGTCTTGCAGTTGAAAATAATCTTCCTATCTGTTCTGCTACACAAACAACTAGATCAGGATTTACAGATACAGATTTTGGTCTTGAAGATACTTCTGAATCGTTTGGATTACCAGCAACCGCAGATTTTATGTTTGCTTTGATTAGTACAGAAGAATTGGAAGAACTTGATCAGATTTTAATTAAACAATTGAAAAATCGTTATAGTGATCCTGGTAAAAATAAGAGGTTTGTAATTGGAATTGATAGAGCAAAAATGAAATTATATGATCTTGAAGAATCTGCTCAAAGTGATCTTGTTACAAGGTCTGCAACAAAGAAAAAGAAGGGATCTTGGACTAAAAAAGATGATGATCCTCCAGTATTTGATGTTGAAATAAACAATAGAAAAAAGAAGAAAAAGAAAGATTTTTCGGAATTTTCCTATTAATTGTCTTGACACTATTCTCCAAATTTGAGATAATAGTAGTGTAATGGTGGAGCTATATATGCTCTTTTTGTTAATCTCAAATAAATGAGGTGATATGTATAAATTTATGATGATAATGTTGATGCTCGTAGTATCAATGTCTTCAAGTTCATTGGCTGTAGGATTACAGTATGGTACCATTTTGACTATTGGTGGCAAAAAAATGATCGTTGTTAGTCAAGAAAATGAAGAAGTAAAATTAAAACCCTACGTTTTTACCAAAGCAGAAAAACCCAAGATTCAGATTCAGGAAGCTGTCGTCAAGATAAAGCCAGAATGGGATAGTAAAACAGTTGTTACAGAAGGCGTAAAAAATGTTCAAGAGTGTCTTAATCCAAGTGGATGTCCTCAAGATACTAAAACGGGTGAATGTCTTGAAGGATGTACTGAACAAAAAGTACATGTTGAAATGACAGAAACAATCGTTGATCCAGAAGTAACAAAACCCGTAGCTAAAGTTGTGTCAGATGTTTTTGATCATGATTTGCTTCTTCATGCATTTTTACGAATTGATGCAGATAGTTTTGGAGGGTTAAGGCGCTCTTATAAAGAGTATTACGGAAAACCCGAGTGGATTTGTGTAATGATAAATGTTATGCATTCTAAACAAACAAAACTAGAGTTATCAAAACTTCTTTATTCCAACCCCAAATTTCTAAAGATTTGTAATACTGAATTTGCACATAATGCAGGAGCAAATCAGTGGACTATTCTTCAAAGAATTCATTCCTTTTAAGCAATCCTCAGTTAGATAATATAATAAATAGTTAATGACTATTTATGTTTATATTAAAGTACTTAGAGGAAAATGCTCGATTTTAAAGATTTTTTACTAGAATCTCAAGGTGCTAACAAGCACCTTGAGCATATAGAAGATGAAGTTTTAAATAGCGGCTTTGAAGGTGTGAAAAAGGCGATCACATATTTAAGTTCATTGGGATCAACTTTAAAGGGTTCTTCTTCTAAAAAAATTAAAATAACAACCAAATGGGATGGGGCTCCAGCAATTGTAGCAGGAACAGATCCCGAAACTGATAAATTTTTTGTAGCAACTAAGCACGGAGCTTTTGCAAAAGAACCCAAATTAAATTTTTCAGATGAAGATATTGAAAATAATCATGAAGGTGGCTTATTAGATATATTAAAAGATTCTCTAAAATATCTTAAAGACATTGGAATGGACGGTGTTTATCAAGGAGATTTATTATTCAGTCGTACAAAACCTAAAACGTTACAGAATATAGATGGTGAATCACACATTGTTTTTACACCAAATACTATAACATATGCGATTAAATTAAGAAGTGAATTAGGAAAAAAGATAAACAGTTCAAATTTAGGTATTGTCTGGCATACAAAATATGAAGGTGAAGTAGTAAATCAGATGAATGCTACATTTGATGTAAATGTTGATAACTTTACACAAACATCAGATGTATGGTTTAAAGATGCTGAATATGAAAAAATGGACGGAATAGCATCTTTTACTCAAGAAGAAACTGAAAAATATTTTAATGTGCTTTCGATGGCAGGTAGGTTATTTAGAACTCTTAATAAAAAACTGTTAGATGGTATAAAAGATGATAAATACTTAAATACACAGATTAAAGCATTTGCTAATTTTAAAATAAGACAAGGTATGCCCATTGGAAATGTTAATAGTCATGTTATTGGTTTGATTAGATATTTACAAAATAAATTAGATAAAGAGGTTGATAAATTAAAGTCGGTAAAAGGTAAAGAAAATAGGCGTAAAAAAAATGAAGTCATTTTAAAATTTTTTACTGAGAACAAACATGCTTTGAAAAATATGTTTCAAATGCAAAATGTTCTTATAGCCGCTAAAATGATAATAATTAAAAAATTACAAGATATACAGCCCATGACAAAAACATTTATACAAACCGATAAAGGTTTTGAAATTACAAATCCAGAAGGATTTGTTGCAGTCACATTAGATGATGGAGCAGTAAAATTAGTAGATAGACTAGAGTTTTCTAGACAAAATTTCTTAGCACCAAAAACATTTGGGAGTAGAGCATAATGGAAGTAGCAGAACAGGGTCTTTTAGACAAATTAGGCGAATCTTATATGAAGATAGCATTGACAGAGGATGTTGATGCACGATTGAAAAGATTAGCAAGAGAAGGTTTAATTAAGAAGGAAGAATATGCATTGTTTCTTAAAACAATGAAAGATTTGGAAGACGAGAAAAAACCAACTCCAAAACAAAGAATCATGATTATAAGGATTTTTGATAAATTGCTTGCTCTCATTATGGGAGATAAAGTTGTATATCAAAAGATATTACAGACTGTTAAAAAAGGCAAAAAAGATAAATCTAAAGTGAAAGAAGAAGCATTTAGATCAACGCACACAATATTTGTTCATGAAGGAATAGAATATTACGTGGATACTGATAAACAAATAATAGAAGTGCCATCTTCATTTGAATAAATAATTCTATGAAGATTTATAAAAATTTTTTAGTAGAAACAAAGCAAGAAAAGACAGCAATCGCAACTTATGGTAGAATGAATCCTCCTACTATAGGTCATGTCAAACTTGCAAAAAAGATTTTATCAGAGGCAAGAAGACATAAAGCAGAACCTTATATTTGTTTGTCTCCTACTCAGAATGCTAAAAAGGATCCTTTGGGTCCAGAAAGAAAACTTTATTATGTTGAAAAAACGATAGGTCCACATATTCATATCGATATTAAAGTTTCTCTTTTTGAAGCATTATCTGATTTGTATTCTAAAGGATTTAAAAAACTTGTATTTGTTGTTGGTAGTGATAGATTAAGTAAATTTTCAAAATGGATATCACAATATAATGGAGTAGAGGGGAAATCTCATGGATTTTATGATTTTACAGACATTGATTTTGTAAGTTCTGGAGACCGTGATCCCGATGCTGAAGGTGCCGCTGGAATGTCTGCATCAAAATTAAGAGAGTTTGCAGTTTCTGGAGACCTTGATAGTTTTAAAAAAGGTACGAAATTATCTGTTAAAGACACAAAGTCTATGTATAACGAAATTAGGAAGGCTATGAAAATCGAAACTATAAAAGAAGGACACCTTCGTCCTGGAACTAAAGTAAAAGTTGCTCATCCAGCAAAAGGCAAAGGAATGGTACCAGGAAAGATTGTTCGATACGATAAAAGTGGTCCAGGAAGTCCATTCTATGTTGTAGACATAGGCGAACTTCGATCCGAAAAAGTACCAGCACATAAAATAGAAGAAGGTAAAGAATTTCCTAAAACTAAAGCAGATAAGAAAGTGCATTTGCATAAATTATTTAAAAAAATAGCAGATGTAAACAAACGAAATAAAAATAGTGGTTATAAAATAAAAGATAGAACCCCTAAAGGATATGGTCCTGAAGAAGAAGCAATACCAGAAGGTACTGGATTACAAGTAAAAATGGCTTTAGATGATGCAGGATTAAAGGGAAAGTTTAAAGATGGAAAAGTTAATGTTCATAAAAAACATGTAAAAAAAGCACATAAGGCATTAAAAGGAAATGTTTATTATAAGGGAA